TTACGCTCATTTTCCATTGCACGTAGGTCAACTTCTCTTGCTTTTAGTTTTAATAGTGGATCAGCATCAAATTGTGACGTAATTTTTTTCTCTTCTTCCATAAAGTCACCCATCATTTCAGAAATTAGCACAGCTTTTCTAGATTCCATCTCTAAAGACAGTTGTTGAAGCTGTTTTTGCATCATTGGATCTTGTTGTGCTTGTTGTGACATCTGTTGTAGCATCTTAATTTTTTCTGCAAACTCTAATTCTATCTGTTCTTGAGCCATTAGACTGATATGTTCTAAACAATTTTTTTCTAATGCAGCCATAACTGTTGGTGCATTTCTAACCATGTTAGTTGCCATGAAATTTAAGTGAGCTGTAATGTGCGCTCTGTGATCTTGACCTCTAAAAGCTTGGAAAGGTTTGCCACCTAATGCATCTATGTGTTCTAGCGCAGGATCTTTAGGTGTAATCGGAGCTGGTGGTGGTAAAATTTTATCAATATCTTTTATACCGAGAGCTTCGTACATTTTTCTATACGCATTATACAAGTTATGTATATTTGGATTTGATGTTGCGAGTTGTAGTTCTGTTTGTGCAATAGTAATTCTTTGTGACATTGAAAATATGTTTGGATCTGCAACCGGTAGAATGTCTACTCTATCATCAAAATCCATTTGCTTAACTTCTCTTCTGCCACCAACCACATCAAAAGGATATACAGGTGGTAAATAAAGTTTAAATAATTTTGCAAGTAATCTAAATTCTGATCTCATTGATGTGTAAAGTCTTTTGTGTATCGCAGACATAACTCGTGATCCTCTTTCAAGAAGAGCAACTGTTGTACCAACAGCAGCACCCTGATTACCGTCACCCACTTGCATATCTGCAATAGCAGCAAACCTTTGACCTGCTTGAACCACAATACCCATCAATTGCAATAATGTTGCTGATGGTTCTTTGTAGGGTAGCATCATAAAAGAATCTCTAATGTTACCACCTGGTGCATCTACATCTTTAAACTCACCTGGTTGTATAGGTTGCAGTTCTGCTCAATCCGCCAATCATATGGATCAATCCAAATCCGTAGAATCCTAGTCCTGGCAGAAATTTAAAATGGACAAAGTAAGGTATTCTATTTTTTCTTGGATCGTCAGGATTAAAGTTCCTTCTAATTGAAAGAACCTTTCGTGAACCTTCTTCTACAGTTACAATATAAGGGAGCTTAATACCTGTAAAATCTCCGTTCACGTCCTTATCTTCGAAACCTTCTAAATCTAAATTAACATGACACTCTAAAAGAGTATAAACTTGTTCTGGTCTTCCAGTTTTTTTAGTCCCTTCAAGTTCTCTTTCTTTTGCCTCAACTTCATTTCTAATTATAGCCGGTGATCCTAATTCTATGTCATTATAGAAACCACCAACTTGTTGTTTACGTAAATCATTTTCAGACATTTTAATGACGTGAATAATTGAATCTGCATCATCAAGAGATGTGGCTGTGTATGGCACAACTAAATCATCAGCTGGTACAAATTTAGAAACTGCTCTACCTAATAAATCATCGTAATAAACTTTTTTAAATGTAGAACCTGCAAGTGGTAAATGAAATAACATTTGATCAAACTCAGGTTCATACTCACCCATCTTTTCCATAAGTTCATAGTTCATGTATTCTTTTACTCTTTGTGCTTGAGCTTCTTTTTGTGGATCACTCATGCCAACAATCTGAGTTCTAATCGGTCCTTCAGATGGTAATAATTCTTTGTAAGCTCCAGCTTGAAACTGTGTTACAGCTTCTGCAAGAACAGGGTGTGTGGCACCACTCGCACCTTGAAAAGGCTCTGTTCTGTTTTCATATTTAAATCCGAGTAAGTCAAGCCCATCAGTGTAGGATTTTTCCCAATCTTTTCTAGACGCTTTATAGTCTGTATAATTTTGATACATTTCTGATCCAACAGGATCTAAAATTTCATCTGGTAGTAATGCAGCTAAATTATCGAAGTGATTAGGAGCACCCTCAACATTTACTTTGCTAGGATCAAAATCTAACTCAACACCACCGTCTTCTGTGGGTGTTATTTCTACTGGTTGTTTTGTTAGTTCTTCTTGTTTTTGAATCTCTACTTCTTGATCAGGTCCTTCTATTTTTACAGAGGTTCCCAACTCTGAAAGAGTTTTATCAATATCTGCCATTATTTACGCTCCTTGATTGGTGTAACATTTTTAGCTAGATAAGGCAACCCATGAGGTGTAGGTCCTGATTTTGGTGCTGGTCCTGACTTGACACCTGCTATAATACCACCCTCTGCCATTTCAGTTTTTATGGTGCTGTCAAGTATTATACCCATTTCCTCTAATTCTTTTACTGTGTATTTTTTACCGTCTTTAGATAGTTCGTCTAAAACATCCTCAATAGAATCAAAGCCTTGATCAGCATCAAAATTACCAGGATCGTTTGCATCTGGTTTAGCGGTTACTTCTTCATATTGTGCTGGAACTTCTGTAGATTTACCAGTTGCTTCATCAACAACACCCTCTGGTGGTTTGTACTCCATCATTTCATCACGGCCCATGTCTTCATCTGTTTTTCTAATAGTTATATATCCATCAGTATCGGTAAGTGTGTAATCTTTATATTCAATTACTTTTTGTCTCTCAACTACTGCTTGTCTATCAGAAACATCTTTTCCTTTTCTTTTTATTAAATCTACAAAATCAAAAAAGTATTGTGGTGTGCCACCTGACTTCACAGCGGATGTTACAGCTTTTGTAGCTTTAGGCGCTTTGATAAGTTTATCTAATCCTAAAAATTTAAGTGCAGCGACAGCTCCACCTGCGCCTATAGTTAAAATTAAATCTCTTTTTGTTTGATCTACTGCCATATTTTTTTCTATTTCTTTATTTACTTTTTCCGCAGCGGATGCCGTGACAACTAAATCTTTAATTTGTTTTGATAATTTAGGAAACATTTTAAATAAAAATAATGGTGTTGCTGGTCCTACTGCTTCTGCACCTAGTTCAAACATACCTCCAACAAATTTTTGTCCCTCTGTTTTATCTTTTTCATTCATAGACTTATCAGATATGCCTATTACATCTCCAAACTTAGTATTTTTTATTTCTCTAGTATATTTTGGATCTAATATTTCTAGAGCTTCCATTAAAGTTTTTCCTTTTATTCTATCTAAATCAGCTGTGGCTAGAGCAAGATTACTTTGCCCGTAAAGATACGCAAGAGCTGCTGGAAATCTAAAAGCAAGTTCTGGTATGTTGGCTGCGCCTGATACTGTTTTTTGAGCATAGTATGGATAGACTCTTGGATCTAAAAACATTGAATTAAATTTTTGTAAAAGATTTCTTTCTTCATTCGTTCCATAAACCGCTTTGTCTAGCTCCTCTGTAAATGTGCCTTTAGGAAATGTGTTGTACTCATCAGGGTTGTCTAGCATAACTTGTAGTTCACTGTAGTCAGGTTCGTTGCCTGGAATTACTGGTAAATTATCTCCTAATTGAATTTTACCAGCTGCTTCTAAAAATTGATCTATTTGTGTTCCATTAGCAAAACCCTCACGACTAATTAAACCACCCATGTTTTTCATTGGTTTTGTTTTTTTCCAGAAAGAAGATCCCATAGGATGGGACTTTGTATAAATAACAAACCCATGATTGTTCCAAACTTCCATCATGTTTTTCTGTGCGCCTTCAGAAAACTCAGTAAAATGCTCTACTGTTTCTTTTGGTGATGGTCCTTTACCTGGTTCTCCAAATCTTAATAATGGAGTATCTATATTATTAGCATCTCCAAATTGTTTTGATATAGTATTAAATGCATTAACTTTTTCTTCAAAAGTATTATAAATTTCATCTCCTATTTTTCTTGGTTTATTTGGAGAGTTAGTAAAAAAATCATTAATTATTCCTGTAGCAACTCTATCTAACAATCGTCCTTTATCTTGATTTACAGATTTAGGTATTATCTGTATTGCCTCAACATATCCTGGGGCTGCTTCATGTACAGCGCTAAGACCCACAGAGTGATCTACGTGTTGTCTTGGAAACTGTTTACTTAAAGAAGATGTTTTACTAATATATTTAAAACCAGGTTTTGTAATACTGTCTGCTATGTCAGAATAAATATTTCTTAGATATCCGCCATAAATATCAAAGCCATCTTTACCTTTAGCATCCATAATACTAGTTAAAATATCATCAACTTTTTGTTTTGAAGGCAGTCTAACTCCTTTAACAGGCTTTCTAGCTTTTGCAGCAACTCTGTAATAAGTAATTACATCGTTTCTTAAATCTTTTAACATTTGTTTTCTTTCTTTTGCAGACGCTTTTTGTAAGGCATCACCATAGTATTGATCAATAACATCTTTTGCTGTTGCATCAGGATCTGCAGAATATATTTCATTAATTCTTTTGATAGATTTAGTGTTTACTTTTGCTAAATTAATTTTTGCAGATGCTTTTGTGGCTTTAACTTGTTTAAGCACATTAGCAGCTGCTTGACCTTTTTGTGCTTTTATTAATTCTATTGTTTCTTCTGATAATTTATTTTCTAAATCTAAAGATTTTAAAAATCGTATTTGCTGTGGAGAATCAAAAACAGATCTAACCCTAGTATCATCACCAGTCAGATATGCTTGAATATCATTAATTGTAACTTTTTCTCCTCTGTCTAGCTTACCTATTTGTTTTTGATAATTTTCTACAGTCGGGTTAGCTTCTATTTTTTTAAAAACAGGATAAATCTTTTCTAATTTTTTAAAAGCTTTTGGAGTTAGCCCTGACGTATATGGAAGATTAAATGTATCTCCTGCTATTTTTAAAGAAAAAAAGTCAGGTCTTTTTTTAGCTTTTTCTCTAAAAGAATACAGAGATTTGACTTGCTGTTTAAATCTTTTATTTAAAGTAGAAAATGGCCCTAAACCTTTTTCGTCTGTAATAGATTTATATTGAAAATCTATGAAGTTCTTATTAATTTTATTAAGATCAGATTGAGATAATTCTGTAATAGATTTAATGTTTTTAAATTTTTTAGGTATTAGGTCTTTATACAAAGGATTAGCCGCCAAAGCTTTAAATTTTTTCGTTGTGTCATCTAAAAAAATTTTTTCTTCCTTTGTAAGGTTTTTAGGCTTTTTTTTCTTAATTAAACTTAATTCAGTGCCTCTTGGATTAATATCCTCTATCTTTGCTGCTGCCTCAGCAGCTTCGTCAGAAGGTTTTATTAATCTTCTTAAAACTCCAAGAGCTGTTTGTCCTTCTATGGCTTTCATATTTTGTTCGCCAATATCTAGTTCACTTTTATCAAGTGAATTTATTTGTAAATATTCTTCAAACGTTCCTTGAAAACCTTGATCAAGTGCATTTTGATACTCTAAAAAAGATTGGTTTGGAAAAGCATCCATTAAAGCTCCAGCAGTTTCTCCATCTGCTGTCTTTATTTCTTGTGATGGATCTTTACTACCTAACGCAAACCTATCTCTTACAAAAGTTTGTAATTTAAATTTATCACCAACCGTTTGTCTAGGTTGTGCGCTCTCTAGCTCGTTGGTTATGGGATTAATTACGTACGTTGTCATTGAATAAGAAACGAACCATGTCTTTGTTCGCTATGCCTCCTTTACTAAATCCATATCTTGTTGGGTCAAACTCATCAAGAGATATTGTATCAATATCATCTACACCCAAATCTTTTAACTCTTCTAATTTTTCTATAATACTTCTACCAGTATAATATAGATCTACACTATCTCTACTGCCACCCGATACATAATCAACCTCACCAGTGTTAATATCAAGAACAGGATGCGGTGTGTCTACCTCTGCTTGGGTAAGTCTAATTTTTTTCTTTTCCTCTAACATGTCAAAAACTTTTTTACCTTTTTGTATGGTGTCAATCTCATTTAAATTATATCCTTTTTTACCAAGAGCTTCGGTAGAAAAATCAAATACGTCATCACCCATTTGTATGGCTACATCTAAACTCATTCTAGCTGGTTTAACCTCTGGTCTTACATAATCAGGATCTCTTAATATTATATTGCCAGTTTGCATATTTTTTCTCTCTACAAATTTAGGTGTTTCTCTGACTGTTCCGGTGACATCATCCCAAGTGTCGTAAGTTGTTCTAACTGCTGTATCGCCGACAAAGCTGCCAGGATCAACTTCAGTCGTATATTGAAATCTACTTCTTCTAATAGGAGCTAAACCTTCGTCATCTAAACCATCAATAATAAAATTAGAATCAGCAGGATCTAGCGCAGGAAACTTTTTAATTTTTGCTAATTCTTCTCTTCGAGCACGTGTTGTTCTCTCCCTAATCTTAGCAAGATACTGATTCATAATTCCAAATTTTTCTTCGGATGCTTTTGCAATCTCATCTGGTGTTTTATAAAAAGCACTCTCACCATCTTTAATTAACAGAGCCACACCTCTATTCTCGTCTGCAATACCCTGTAGTTCTGTAAGAGTCATGTGGTCAAATTTATCTTTAGGACTGTTTGTTTTTCTAACATTTAACTGACCAAAGATATTTCTATCTGACATAAATTTAACAATGTCTGAGGCTGACTGTGCATTAGGAGTTTCGTCTATAGCCACATTAAGAATATTAAAACCTCCGTCACCAAAGTGGTATCTAAATATTTTTTTAGGATCAAACTCTTTGCCTTTAATACCACGAACCCACTCTGCATCTTTTAAACTTTTTAAAACTTCATCATCTAATTTTATAATACCTCTATCATGAAGCACTGGTAATAATTCTCTAGTTACAGCATTAAACTCTCCTTCTCTACCACCTGGAGTAAACTGTTTGTCAAAACCTTTACCTGCTCCTTGGTGCTGAAAATTAATACCATATTTTTTATTTTGTGCTTTACGAGCGTCCTCCGCTGTTGTTCCTAAATCATCAATTTTAGTTTTAATTTTTCCCATAGCTGTATCAATTATGCCTTGAAGTTCTTGCTCTGATTCTCCGACCTGTCTTTTAGCTGTTTGTTTACCTAGTGTTAGAGAAGTCTCTGGAGGTAAGTCTCCTGGTTTTTTAGGACCTTTTTTCAATTGTTTTAAATACTCCGTTACTGATGGGTCAGCAGCTCCAGTTACTCTGCCTTCTGTAGTTATGCCAGCATTTTTTAATAAATCTACGGTGTTTACACCTTCATCGGTTAATACTTTATTCAGTCTATCTATTTCGTTCTTTGTTCGGTTTCTAACTACAATGTTGTATTTTAAAGTCTTCATCTGTTCAGGACTTAATAATTTTTTATCATCGTTTAATACTTTAAGGTGTTGCCTAATTGATTTATCAATCAAATTAAACTCACTCGTAAGTTTTACGTATCTCTGATCAGATCCTATTGCATAAGCGTTGTATGGTTTGTGTAGAGTAGGGTCTTCTAATTTTGAAGTAAATAAAACTAAATCACCTTGTTCGGCTCTAGTCATTAATTTACCAACATTACTAGCCATGATCCCTTCACCTTCGATCCCGGATCTTTTAATTAAATCTTTTGCATCTTCTGGTTTAATGCCTGTTCTTACCAATAATTCAAATAATGTCTTTGTTGCCATTAATAATAAACTCGCTTACGTTTAGTTGTTTTGTCATCCACATAATCTTCGGGGTGCGTGATGAGTCCACCCTGTCTAAATCGCATGACAGCTTGAGTCATAGAGTCAACTAAATCGTCATGATCGCCGTTTGGAAATGCTGCACACTCTTCAATAACTTCATCTGCAAATTTCTGCTCCGGGGCCCATATCATACCAGATTCGAACAAAGGTGCAACCGCATTCACTCTTGCATGCTTATCATTTCCTTTGCTTGGTGTGAAATTAATTACAGGTATATCCATCTGCCTAAGTTCGTAAGTTAAAGGCAAACCAGAAGCTTTTGCTTCTATAATTACAGATTCGGGTTGCCAATACTTATATTGTTGTAAAGCTAAACGTCTAAGCTCTGGAAACTCGTATCTACCTTTTATAGCGTCTAATAATATTAAATTAGTTTTTGAATCTTCATCTGGATAGAAAACACCCCATGTTGTAATAGCTGAGTAGTCAGCAGATTCTTTTTTAAGAAAAGCTGTATCGTAAGATTGTATGACGTGCTGTAGAGGTGGTATGTCGTCTTTGTTATAAACTCTCCACCACTCACGTTTAATGATAGCTCCTTCTTCTGATGTAGGAGCCTGCATCCACTGTGCGTTCCATTTACCAACAGGTAATGTTGCTTTTACTTTCTCCAACTCATCCTGCTTCCAATACTCTGGCCACACTGGTCCGTGATCCATGATTGCCGGAAACTCGACCACGTGCCATTGATCAGACTTCGGTTCTTTTTGGTTC